CAGATGCGAGGATATCGAGCGGTATATGTACGCTTGCGTAATGACTCGAACGTGCTGTATCACGGGAAAGAAAAACGCTCAGATCCACCACGTCGACCGAGTGGGAATGGGCCGGAATCGAAACACGATATGTCAGGTCGGGATGCGAGTCGTTCCCTTATCGGCCGATCTTCACACGATGATACATTACTCGGGCGGAGAGAAAGAATTTTACGACAAACACCATATAACACCGATAGCACTTACAGAAAAAATGTGCGAGCACTTAAAGCTCGGAAAAATAGAAATATCTTAAAGGAGAAAATATTATGGCAAACTTTAATCTTAATAAAATCGTACTTGGTGGCAGACTTACCGGAGACGTGGAGCTTAAGCAGACTCCTTCCGGCGTTCCGGTTGCGCAGTTTTCTCTTGCGGTAAATCGCAAGTATTCAAAAGACGAGACGCCGCAGACCGACTTTTTCAACGTGGTCGCTTGGCGTGCTACGGCTGAGTTTATCAGCAAGTTTTTCAAAAAGGGCTCGTCTATCTGCATTATCGGCTCTGTTCAGAATCGCTCTTGGACCGATCAGCAGGGACAGAAGAGATATGCGACCGAAATAATCGCAGACGAGGCTTTGTTCGTTGACTCCAAAAACGACACTCAGAGCGCACCGGCGCAGGACTCTATTAACTACATACCCGAAGCGTATACGAGGCCGCAGGCGGCAAATTTCGAGCCCGTGAGCACGGACGACGACTTGCCTTTCTAATGGAGCGGCGGTATGAAGGTTAGATTACCGAAGTCGTGGGATAGGCTTCCCACGTCGCAGAAGGAAGTTATCGCCGACTATATGAAAACGCTCGTTTTGGAGCGAGAGGAGAGGGACGCAAGACTTATTTTTGATCTTTATATCAAGATGGTCTGTATAACGCTTCACGACGCTTTCGGCTTCGGGGAGAAGCGTTTGACGATGTTTCTCGGAAACCACAAGAGGCTTTTTCGCCGTCAATGCAGGATGGTGAATGACGGGACTCAGATCGAATATCTTAACGAGCGAATGGCGCAAATATTCAAGAAAAACGGATTTCCGCAGGGCTTCTTCGACAATATACTCGGAGAGGTCGTGAAGGCAGAGGAAGGAGTAAACAATGACGGATAAAGAATACCAAAAGAAATACCGTACCGAGCACAAAGACAAGACACGAGAGTATGCAAGGCGATACCGTGAAGAGCACCGGGAAGAGGTCAACGCAAGGGCACGTGAATACTATCAGGAGCACAAGGACAAGGCAAAGGTTTACAGAGAGAATTACCTTGAGAGAAATCCCGAGATGCGAGAGCATTACCGGGAATACCACAAAGAATACTATCAGGAGCACAAGGATGATCCCGAATATAAGGCGAAAAATTATGCCTATCACGCAGAGTGGCAGAGGAAAAACAAAGAGAAGCTGAACGCCTATCACAGAGCTTGGCGCAAAGCGAAGAAGGAGAAAGCGGCTGAATGAAAACGATAGGTGAAATTATTAAAAAAGCAAGACTCGACAGAGGTTACACACAGAAAGAATTGGCGGAGAAAGCCGGGATAGGAGTAGGATGTATCGAGACTTGGGAAGCAGGCACAAGTTATCCCAACGTTATAAACCTGATTCCGGTTGCCGATGTTCTTGGAATGACGCTTGACGAGCTTACCGGGAGAAAAATCGTGAAAGTCGGATTGAAGCCGTGTCCGTTTTGCGGGAGCAAGGACGTGCGAAAGTTGACCGATACGAGCCACACGACGATTTGGTGCGAAGATTGCAAAGCGACTTTGACGAGAAGGCTTATTATGGGAAAACACGCTTCTTTGCGTAGTGCTGAAGCGGATTTCGGTATCGAAGCAATAAACGCTTGGAATAGGAGGGCGGCCGAATGAGTGATATTGTGTATATTGATTTTGGAGTTAGCAAGGATTGCATAAATCCCGACAGTTACGGCGAGATATGCGTCAGGTGTAATATGTGCGGGCGATTCAACAAAGAAGCTATGTGGGAGAGCAGATATAACCACTTGTGGTATCGGCTCGCCGAGGAATTAAACAAGCACGGAAGCGAGTATTTCCGCTCCAACTTGCAACAGACGAATATTGCTAAAAATATTATCTACTACGGCAACGAGATCCTTGAATGTGTAAAGAGAATGGACTTTGACAAAGGTGTTCCGGCGGTAGAGGAGATAAAGACGCTTGACTATATGTGTCTCGTTGAGGATATCAAAAGCATCGGCACGGGAGATATTTGCGATATATGCAAGCATCAAGGCGAAGAGCCGGATTGCAAATGTGATTGCGAGACGTGCGAAAAGCCTTGTACTTGCAAGAATTGCCGTGATTGCAGTATGTGGAAATGGCGAGGCGAGAAGAATGGCGACTAAATACCATAGCCGGAAGATCACGAGGGATGGGATCACGTTCGATTCGGTCAAAGAGTACAAGAGATATTGCGAGCTGTCCCTGCTTGAAAGGGCCGGGGAGATCTCGGACCTTCAGAGGCAAGTCGAGTTTGTTCTTCTCCCGGCGCAGAGAGAGCCCGATACGGTCGGGAAGCGTGGCGGAGTTATCAAGGGCAAGACGATCGAGCTTGCGGTGAAATACGTTGCCGATTTCGTTTACACCGAGGACGGCAAGACCATTGTGGAAGATACAAAGGGCTTCAAGACGAAGGACTATATCCTCAAAAGAAAAATGATGCTCTATTTCCACGGAATAAGAATCAAAGAAGTATAAGGAGTACACTATGAAAATTAAGTTAGATAAGGGCGCATATATGCCCGTGAGAGGACACAAGGACGATGCGGGGCTTGACCTTCGCACACCTATCGCATTTGGAATTGAGCCGGGCGGCTCTGTAAAGATAGACACGGGCGTTCACGTTGAAATTTTGCCGGGGCTTGTTGGTATGCTCAAGAGCAAGAGCGGCCTGAACGTAAAGCACGGCATCACGAGCGAGGGCGTTATTGACGCCGGCTACACGGGAAGCATTGTCGCAAAGCTTTATAATCACGGCGAGTCGCTTGTGGTATTCAGCGCAGGGGACAAGATCACACAGCTCGTTATATTGCCCGTATATATTCCCGACGAGCTTGAGCTTGTTGACGAGCTTGAGGAGACCGAGAGAGGCGAGGGCGGATTCGGGAGCACAGGACGATGACGTGCCCGGTATGCGGCGGAAAGACGGTCGTGATAGACAGCTTTTCGGAGTGCGACTGCATCTACCGGGAGCGAAAATGCGCCGAGTGCGGCCACCGATTCACGACCGCCGAGACCGAGTGCGAGCTTGATTGCACGGTTTATAGTATGAGATACAAAAGGAGAAAGGATAATGAGCAGATTAAATACAACAAAAGAGATCGTCAGGGGAATCCTTGAGAGGGATCGGATGGCGAGAAACAGCGATAACTATTTATATCTCAAAGTGATCGAATATTTTGAAAAAGAGTACGAGGTCCGCATAAAGAGCTTGCCTCTTTCGGAGTTCCTTCTGTTCGGCTGTGATAACGTTCCCGTGCCGCCTTTCGAGTCGGTCCGCCGAACAAGGCAGAAATTGCAGGAGAAGCACCCGGATCTTGCGGCGTCGGAAGTGGTCGAGGCGTTCCGTCTCGCTGAAGAGCGAGAATATCTTGAATTTGCGAGGGGCTGATATGGACGTTATAGACACATTTTACGACAACCTCAGAGGAGCGATACTTTCCCGGGCTATAAGGGACTACAAGATCGCTCTTCGCCACAAAGATCCCGCAGGAATCGCCTCGCTTGAGAGATTTTTCAGAAGCGACTACGGACAGCTTTTGTCGGGTGATAACGGAGAATATATCATCGAGAAGGTCCAAGAATGGCTCGAAGAGGAAAGGAGAAAGAGACGGAGAAATGGCAGACATAAAATGGATTAAGCTTACTACGGATATGTTTGATAACCGAAAGATCAAGCATCTTCGCCGCTTGCCCGACGGAAACAATATCGTGCTTATTTGGGTAATGCTTCTGACTATGGCGGGCCGTTGCAATTCGGGCGGAATGATATTCCTGACCGAGAACATACCATACACGCCGAAAATGCTTGCGGACGAGCTTGATTTTGAGGAGAACACCGTTCAGCTTGCGCTCGGAGCTTTGGAGCGGCTTAATATGATAGTCGTCAATGACGGATTCTTTACTATTGCCGGGTGGGAAGAGTATCAGAACATCGAGGGAATGGATAAGATCAGAGAGCAGAATCGTTTGAGAAAGCAGAGACAGAGGGACAATCAGAAGCTTCTTGAAGAGGCGTCACGTGACAGTCACGTGACAGTCACGGAATGTCACGCAACAGATATAGATATAGATAAAGAAAAAGATAAAGATAAAGAGAAAGAAAAGAAGGATATACGCCACAAGCACGGCGAATACAAAAACGTTCTTCTTTCCGACTCTGATCTTGAAAAGCTCAAGGACGAATTTCCGAGAGATTGGGAAGAGCGAATAGAGCGACTGTCCTCTTACATAGCAAGCACGGGAAAGTCTTATAAAAATCATCTTGCGACTATCAGAAATTGGGCGAGGAAGGATGCCGAGAAGGTCCAACCGAAAGAGAGCAAAGGCTCTTTTGAGACAGACGACTTTTTCGAGTCGGCCTTGAGAAGAAGCATAAAGAAGGAGCAACCAAAGACGGCGGCAGAGGATGAAGAGGTCCGCCGCAAAGCGGAAGCGTTAAAAGAGCGATTGAGTTAGGGGGGAACGAGATTGACGGCGGAGCAGTATCTTGAACAGATAAAAAAGATCGACGATATAATCGCCGATAAGCGACGGGAATATGATCGCTACGTGAATATCGCTGAAGGGCTCGGGGGCTTCTCGGTCTCGGATAGGGTGCAGACGTCGAGGAATCTTCACCGGGGCTCTGATGCCATAGGGGAGTATATCGACATAGAGCGAGAGATAAAAGCTCTTGAGGGGCAAAAAAAGGCTATCAAGGACGACTTGCAGAAGCTTCCCCTGCACGAGTACAAAGTATTATATAAGCTCTACGTTGAGGACTATATGCTGAAGGAGCTTCCGAGCGAGCTTAACAAGTCTTACGCTTGGGTGAAGATGAAGAAGCGGCGAGGCCTTGATATATTACAAGAGATCATAGACAAAAAAGGGGAGTGAGCGTTTGCTCACTCCTCGTTTTTTAACGTCGTTTGTTGATCTGCTCGACGATCAGAAGATATAGGGCTATCAGTGCGATAATTAATGCTATAATGACTACCGGGATAACGAGCTTGAATTTAACCGAGACGGCGGTGATAGCGAACACCACGCCGCCAATAGTGTACCACATCCACGGCTTTTTCAGGAAGTTGCTTGCTATTGCTAAAGCAATAAATCCGAAGGCTAAGCTGAGTAAAAACATAGGCGTTTACTCCTTCTTTTCGTGTTCGAGTCTGAATCTTATAAGCTCTATCAGGTAGGGGGCGCATTTGGCGACGCCTCTCTCCCAATCTTCGAGGGTGCGCTTTGGTATGCCGAAATGCTCGGCAAATTTACGCTGAGACATTCCCGACGAGATGCGAAGCTCCTTGAAGGGGTTTGTTTGTTGTTCGGTCATTATATCACTCCTTTTTGCGTTTATAATACCACGATAAACGGGGTAAATCTGTGTGTTTTATTTAATTTTCTGTTAAGCGGGTGTAAACGTGTTATTTTTCGATATAGCCGTAGTCGCATATATCTTCCTTTTCGCCGGCTTTGGAGCAGATTGCGACTGCTCCGGCGAGCATTATTGCGGATATTATTATAATAATTGCGGTCATTTATATGTTCCTCTCTTTCAGTTTTCTGTACGTTTCATCGGTTTGTGTGCCGTCGAGGGCGAGTCCTATTGCGATAGACTCTACGAGTCCCATTTCAATAGCGTCGGCCATAACAATTTTTAATGCGTTTGCTTGAGGGCGAGGGATTGCGGCATAGTTCACGGTAAACTCAAAGCCTTTTCGATATCCTCTGATCTTGTTCATACAGAGGGCGTATTCTTCGTGATTTCTTAATTCTGTGATAGTCATAGTTTATACTTCTCCTTCGTAATAGCTTATTGTGATTTTTGGGGTGATATATCCGAGGATTTTTTCTTCTTTGAGCTCGACGAGGGCCTTTATAAATAAATCAATTTTTGAGATATCAAGGTCATCGGGGGAGTGAATGCCGATATCGTAGAGAACCTGAGCGGCTTCATAGATGGTTGAGCATTTGTAAATAAAATCGTGTCCGGCGATTTCATAAGCGATTTCAAAGTGTTTCATAGTTTTTCCTTTCTGCGCCTTTAGGGGATTCGCTTTCCGGTTGGGGGGTTAGTGGGATATATCTGCTTCGGTGAGGGTGTTGAGGGTGTTAAAATAATCGTTCGGGAGCTCGACCGTGAAGCCGTCGCCGCCCATCAAGACAGTTGTGCGTGCTTTGCGTTCGTATACCTCGTACACGTTTCCGGCAAATTCAACGTATCTCGGGCCGTTTTCAAGCTTGAGGATCTCGGCGTGAAGCTCGGCAAGCTGTTCGTTGTATTTGTCAAGTCGATGCTTTTCTATATTGTTCGGGAGATTGTTGTCTATAAGTTCTTGGTTTCGGTCGCTCGACCTTACCCAATTTGCGAGGATTGTTGAATATGCGGCGTAAAGTATTTCAAGCTCTGTAAGTGTTGTGAAGTTTTTCATTGTGCTTTCTCTCTTTCTCCGGGAGATTGGCCGCTCCCGGTCGGCGTGTGGGTGGGTTAATTTTCGTCGTCCTCTGCTTCTTCGAGTTCGTCGAAGAGTGCCGCAAGGTCGTCGTCGCTTTCGATGCTGTCGATATATTCACGATGCTCGAACATATCCTCGATAGCGTATGCGTCAAGGTATACTGAGTAGTCTTTGTAGTCTGTTGATACTAAATTGCCGTAGCCGTTGAAATTAAAATAATCTCGATTGGGGTTAAATGCGCCGTAAGACTTATTGCCGTATGAGTCGGTCGTCCAAGTGTCCTCGTCGTGGCCGTAGAAGGCTCTCTGAAGCAGTTCGATGGGCTCGGCGTTGCAGTAAAACTCGTTGAGCATTTCCATCTCGAAGTAGCGATAGTCGCCTAAATAGCCGTTGTATGCGTCAAGTTCTTCGATGCAGTCGTTGAAAACGCTTTCGTTTTCCTCGAAGTAAGCGATGATTTTCTGAATGGTGGTCTCTTTCATTTTCGTGTTCTCCTTTTTCGGTTTTGAATTTCGAGTTTGCCGGGCTCGGTTGCCTCGGCTTCCGTGACTCTATTGTACCACGGAGTCCGTGGCGGTGTCAATACCGGAAATTTGCACAAAGTTTCGGCTCGGAATTTGTGGAAGTTGCACAAAGTTGCACAACGGCGGCTCTCGCATAATTAGCCATTATTAGCCTTTTTTAGCCTTTTTTAGCCCGCAAATACGTATAAACGTGTGTTATAATTACAATAGAAAAGTATATAGAGAAGCATCTGCCAAGAGGTGGGTGCTTTTTTTACGTGGAAGCGAAGCATCAGTATCTTTTTCGGTTTCTTTTCATTTGCGGAAAAGATATAAAATACCTACCTCCTTTGGGGCGGGGATATTGGTCCTCGCCTATGGTGCAAGCGACCATTATTACGGGGGCGATATGAAAGCTATTAAATGCGACTTGCCTTATGCGGAGATTATAGAGTTACATCCTATGGCCGACCTACATATAGGCGACTCTCAATGTGATTACAATTTAATACTCGAAAAGATAGAATATATCAAGAATACACCGAACGCATACTGTATACTCGACGGCGATCTGATGGACACGGCGATAGCTTCCTCGATCGGAGATACCTATTCGGCGAGCCTTCAACCTATGGAGCAGTTAAAGCATTGTGTGAGAATATTTGAGCCTATAAAGGACAAGATCCTCGCCGTGCTTCCCGGAAATCACGAGAACAGAGTATACAAGACGGACGGCCTTGATATTACAGAGATTATGTGCAGTCAGTTAGGGCTTATCGAGCGATACTCCCCGACTACTGCGCTTTTATTTATACGCTTTGGGGAAAATGTCAAACAGAGACGACAGCTTTATACGGTGTATGTAACGCACGGATCAGGGGGCGGCAGAAGAGAAGGCGGCAAGGTAAACAGACTCGCCGATCTCGCTTCTATCGTTGACGCTGATATATACATACACGGTCATACACATTTGCCGCTATTATTCAAAGAGTCATTCTTTAGAACAAGCTGTCAAAATTCGTCTTTGGCATTAACAGAGAAGCTATTCGTAAATACAGCGGCGCATCTGAATTATGGCGGCTACGGAGACAAGGCGGGATTTAAGCCGGCGTCGAAGTCGTCTCCGGTTATCTACCTGAACGGATTGCACCGAGATATAAAAGCAAAGCTTTGAAATAGTAAAGGGGGGAGAGGATATGCTTACACCAAAACAAGAGAAGTTCGTGCAGGGCATTATAGACGGACTGAGCCAAGCAGACGCATATCGCTCCGCCTATAATACAAAAAAAATGGCCGATAAAACGGTATGGGAAAAAGCAAGCCGTTTAATGGCAGACGGCAAGGTGAAGGCAAGGCTTAAAGAGCTTAGAGATCAGATGATGAAGCCTTCTATAATGAGCGCACAAGAGCGACTTGAATTGCTTTCGAGAATGGCGAGAGGCGAAGAGCCGGAATTGATGGTGAAGCTCGTTGACGGCGAAGAGGTTACGCTTGAGTTCCCCGCAAGCCTTAAGACAAGGCGAGAGGCCATTGACATTATGAACAGAATGACGGGCGAGTACGTTACAAAGGTCGAGGGCGAGATCAAAATGACAAAGCTTGAGGATCTATTATGAGCTATTCGGCCGACTTTCTTATAGCAAAGCGCAAAGAGAAGTGGGAAGAGCTTAAAAGCATTGACTACGACAAGCAATTAAGGGCGGCAGTCGCAAACGAGATGCTGGCAGATAAGGCCCTGCTTGACGAGGTGAGGGATTATCCCGAGAAGCTTATAGAGCTTGCCTTTATTGTCGTAGATAAAAACCAAAAGACTATGCCCTTCTTCCTGAACGACGTTCAAGAGGAGTTCATTGATACGCTCAACAAGGCCAAGCAGGACTTTATAGACGGCCTTATAACAGATATATCCCTACTCGTATTAAAGGGCAGACAGCAGGGTTTTACGACGCTTGTAACGGCGTATCAGCTCGCTTGCTGTATCTTAAACCGAAACTTTCAGGGATATACTCTCGCAGATAAGAGCGATAACTCAGAGGCTATATTTCAGAATAAGGCGAAATTCCCGTACAGTCAGCTTCCTGATCTCCTCAAGCCTACGGAGAAGTACAACAACAGAAAACAGCTATTATTCGAGAAGATCAATAGCTCGTGGGCGGTTGATACGGCAACAAAGGACGTCGGCCGATCCCGAACAGTAAACTTTTTTCACGGCTCAGAGTGCGCCTTTTGGCAGAACGGCATCGCTCCGGTGCAGGGTGCTTTGGGTGAAGCATTTACAAAGAATTGCATCAAGATATACGAGAGCACGGCAAACGGCTACAACGACTTTCAGAAGATGTGGGACAGCGGCGTGCATATAAATTGCTTCTATGAGTGGTGGAGAACGAAAGAATATAATATCTCCTTCAGGAATGAGGATATAAAAGAGTCGTTCCTTCACGAGATAGATACCAAGAAGGGTTGGATATGGGATCGCTTGCGGTGGCTCAGAGACGACAAGGGCCTCGCTCCCGAACAGCTCTATTGGTATTACAACAAGTACGATAAATACCTCGACAAAGACCTTATAAAGCAAGAATATCCTTGCACTCCTCACGAGGCTTTCCTGCTCTCAGGCAAGAACGTCTTTGACACGTCGGTCATACTCGAAAGGCTCTCAAGGCTCAAGAAGCCTATCAAAGTGGGATATTTCAAGTATGAGTATGACGGGCTTAAGATAAGCAATATAGAGTGGGTGAACGACAAGAACGGCTATATCAAGATATACGGCGTTCCAAACGTCCCGGAGTTTACTCAGTATTGCATAGGCGGCGACACGAGCGGCGAAGGATCAGACTACTTTACCGGGCACGTTCTCGACGCCAAGACCGGCGTACAAGTGGCACATCTCAAGCACCAATTTGACGCCGACCAATATACAAGGCAGATGTATTGTCTCGGCAAGTATTACAAGGACGCTCTGATAGGCATAGAGGCAAACTTTGACTCTTACCCGATCAAAGAGCTTCAGAGGCTCGGATATCCGAAGCAGTACACGAGAGAAGCGCAGGACACTTACACCGGCAAGACCGAGAAGCGTTTCGGCTTCAAGACAACGAGCTTAACAAGGCCGACTATTATATCACGCCTTATAGAGATCGTTCGTGAGCACTCAGATACCATCAACGACCGGGAGACGCTTGAGGAGCTATTGACTATAATACGCAACGAGAAGGGGCGCATTGAAGCTCCTGAAGGCGGACACGACGACGATATGATGGGCCTTGCTATTGCACACGAGATAAGAGATCAGGTCGTATTTATAGACGAGCCTATCGAGATACATCCGACGTATCACTTTGCTTCGGTAAAGGCGACGGAGACGTATCAGGACTATGGCGACAGTATCACCGTTATATAAGGGGGACAGTATGGAAGTATTAATAGTATTAGCCACGGGTGCGCTATGTATAGCGTGCTTTTTTATTGGCGCAAAGGTCGGGCAGACAGTTGCAAGGGGCGAGGAGATAGAGACTCCTTCTCTCAATCCGCTCACGGCGATCAGAGAGCACGACGAGAGAAAGAAGCAGGAATTTGAGCAGAACAGACAGCAGGACCGACTCGACACGATCTTGCGCAATATAGAGGCGTATGACGGCACAGACAGAGGTCAGGAAGATGTTCCGAGGGGGTGAATAGATGGACTTAAGAGAAATCAAAGAAACGCCAATATGGACGCTCTACGAGAAGGGGCGTAACTATCACAGACGCACGGGCATTTACACCGACACAGACCGAAATTACCGGATGTACAACGGCGATCAATGGGCGGGTGCTAAGCTCGGCGGCGTTGAGCCCGTACAGAAAAACTTTATAAAGCCTATCGTTAAGTATAAGCTTGCAGTCATTCACGATAACCTTTACGGCGTTGTGTGCTCCTCGATGAATTACGAGAAGAGCTTCAGAAAGACGGCCGAAAAGTGTTGCGAGAAGCTTAACGATTATATAACACGTCTTTGGGAGCTCGACAAGATGGACGACAAGCTCAGAGAGATAACCAAAGACGCCGCAATCAACGACGAGGGCATTGTTTACTCGAATTGGGACGCCGAGGAGAGCCGTCCCGTTCACGAGGTAATCAAGAAGAATGACATATACTACGGCGACGAGAACGACGACGACATTCAGAATCAGCCGTATATCCTTATACGCAGACGCAAGCCGGTACTGAGCGTTATAGAGCTTGCTCTTTCCGAGGGGATCGGCAAGGACAAGCTTGAGCTTATTATAGGCGACAATGACACGTTCGAGGAGAGCGGCGAGGCGGCAAAGGAAGAGATCGACAACAAAGTAACCGTCGTATATAAGTTCTATAAGCAGAATGGCACAGTACACTACTCAATCGCTACAAAGTGGCTTGAGATAGCAAACGACATTGATCTCGGCATTACTCTTTATCCCATAGCCCATATGACTTGGGAGAACAAAGAGGGCTCGGCGAGAGGCGAGGGCGAGGTCAGACACCTTATCCCCAATCAGATCGAGGTCAATCGCACGGAAGTAAGACGAGTATTGACAGTCAAGCATACGGCCTTTCAGCAGAAGGTCGTTGACGTCAGCAAGATAGCGAATCCCGGTGCTCTCGATACAGTCGGAGCGACTATCCGCACGAACGGAGCTCCCGTCGAGGACGTGCACAAGATCGTCGGGTACATTCCCCCGGCGCAGATGTCGAGAGACGTCGTTGAGCTTCAGGAAGGCCTTATAACGCTTTCGAGAGAGCTTGCGGGAGCGGGAGACACGGCTACCGGTCAGGTCAATCCCGAGGCGGCTTCCGGTAGGGCTATTCTTGCGGTACAGCAGGCTTCTCAAGCTCCTATGACCGAGCAGAAGGAAAAGACCAAGAGCATTATAGAAGATATCGCAAAGATAGATATTGAGTATATCGTTACATACTCCGAGGACGGCATAAGCGTCGAGGAGACAGTCAAGGACGAGAGAACGGGCGAAGAGACGACACAGCTTATCAAAGTGCCGCAGAGCGTTCTTGAGAGCCTTAAGACCTTCGTCAAGATAGACGTTACGCCTAAAGGAGTATATGACAAATACGCAAGGGAGATGAGCCTTGAAAACTTCCTGACAAACGGACTTTTCAACATTCAGAAACTCCCGGAGCTTAAGGCATACGTTAAGGCGTTGCCTAACGATTCGGTCGTACCGAAGGACGCTCTTCTCAAGGTGATCGAGGAGATGGAAGCAGAACAGCGCAAGATAGCTCTTATTCAGGCAGAGGCGGAAGCTTTGCAGGAGAGAGCACAGCAATTCCTTTGGGAAGATCCCGACGGCCAAGCCGAGCAGATCGCCGACGCTCAGAGAGAGATCGAGGCGGAGATGGCGGCAGAAGAGGCCGAGCTTGACGAAGAGACGGCAGAGGCCGAGGAAGAGATCGAAGAATAAAGCACTCTATACGGGTGCTTTTTCTTATATATTGACCAAACATTTAAGTCGTAAAACTGTATGGATTCGGTGAAACAAACACCAACGAAAAAATGGGAAGGACAAAATCGTTATGAATGAGAACGAAAACCTTGTAGCCGAAGAGGTTACTGAAAAGGTGGAGCAGACCACAGAAGAAACTCCCGCAAAGACGTTTACTCAGGATGAGCTTAACGAGATCGTGGGAAAAGCAAAGGCCCGTGAAAGAGCAAAGATCACAAAGCAGTACGAGAGACAGTACGGCCGCCTTGAGGAAGTGCTTAAAGCGGGTACGGGCAAGGAAAGCGTCGACGAGATGGCCGACACATTCGAGCAGTTCTACGAAAGCAAGGGCATCAAGATAAACAAAAAGCCCGACTATTCGGCGAAGGATATCGAGATACTTGCGAGAGCTGAAGCGGAAGAGATCATACGCTCAGGCATTGAGGAAGTGGTCGAAGAGGTCGACCGCCTTACAGAGCTTGGCGCAGAGAGAATGACCGCACGAGAAAAGGCGGTTTTTAAGGTGCTTGCGGAGCACAGACATAACGCCGAGAAGAGCGAGGAGCTTTCAAAGCTCGGAGTCGGAGAGGACGTTTATAACAGCCAAGAGTTCAAGGAATTTGCGAGTATGTTCAGATCGGACGTTCCCTTGTCAAAGGTTTACGAAAACTTCAGAAAAACACAACCAAAAAAAGACATCAGACCGGCAGGAAGTATGAAAAACAGCGACTCCTCGGACAACGGGGTAAAGGATTTCTACACACCGGAAGAGGCAAGACAGTTCACAAAGTCGGATCTCGACAAGAATCCCGCCTTATTCAAGGCAATAGAGAAATCAATGCTTAAATGGTAATACTTCCTCGGCACACGAAAGGAAGGAAAAATTATGGCAGTAACACATTTTATTCAGACAATATGGTCTAAAAAGATTCAGGACAAGCTTGAGCTTGAATGTAAGCTCGTAGCAGATTGCTATCGTGAATACGAGGGCGACTGCAAATACGCACAGAGCGTTAAGATCCTCGGAGTAGGCGAGCCCACTATCGGCAACTACACCGGCACAGACATCAACGTTGAGAACCTCTCCGATTCGAGTCAGATCCTCACTATCGATCAGGCGAAATATTTCGCTTTCTACGTTGACGACGTTGACAAGGCACAGTCCGTTCCCGGTCTCCCTGAGAAGTTTCAGGAGAAGGCGGTACACAATCTCGCAGTTGCTCGTGATACCTTTGTCGCTAATCTTATCAAGGGCGTTACCGACAACGTAACTACTGTTGCAGAGAACACCGCAGAAGGCCTCAAGGCAGGCATCGACGAAGCTATCGTAGCTCTCAGAGAGCGTAACTTCAACGAAGAGGGCGTTATCGAGATCACACCCGCCGCATACAACAAGTTCAAGAACAACCTTATCACTCTGTCTACCGACAACCCCGAGTATATCAAGAGAGGCATTGTCGGCGTATACGACGGATTTGACGTTAAGATGTCCAACAATATGGCGAAGGACTCTACTCACGCATATTGCTGTATCCGTGGTAAGAAGGCTATCGCATTTGCGGCACAGCTCGAAAAGGTTGAGGCGCATCCTGCTGAGAAGCGTTTCGCTGATATCGTTAAGGGCCTTGACGTTTACGGCGGTAAGGTCATCGACACAGACCGTATTCAGGTTATCAAAGTACCCGTATAAGGTAGTTGATAAAAGGCGTATATATATAGCCCCAATAAGGGGGATGCACGGCGCATAGCATAAACGCCTTTGGGGGGAGTATCAATCGGTACTCCCCTTTTTTCTTGAATACAGAGCTTTTTTATTTCTGTATTGACGAAAGGAAGGAAGGTATTAATATGCAGAATTTTATAAGAAAACCGAGCATTAATCTTTATCCCGGTATTTTGGTAGATAAGGAGACGGTGCTTGAGTACGAGAACGAAAACGTAAAGCAGACTCTTAAAGATTTGGTATTCCATTCGGTTACGAAGGTGAAGGGCGAGAATTTCGAGAGCGTATACGACACGACTATACGACTTGAAGAGGGCGACATCCTCGTCTTTGAGGAAGAGGGCAGAGGCTATATAAGACCGGTCGAGCCTTTCGTAACGATAGCGGAAGCCATTGACGACCTTGAAAATATAAAAGATTTGGGGTGATTGAATGTTTCAGGTAAATGACGATCTTTCCATATACGTAACGAGGGGAGATATGGTCTATCTGTCGGTTACGGCGGAGAAGGACGGCGAGGCTTATACCTTCCATCCGGGCGAGGTGCTTCGGTTAAAGGTGTACGGCAAGAAGGACGCCGAGAGCGTTGCGCTTCAGAAGGACTTTCCCGTTACGGCGGTTACTCAGTCGGTCGATATTATCCTCGACGAGAACGACACAAAGATAGGCGAGGTTATAAGCAAGCCGAGAGACTATTGGTACGAGGTAGAGCTTAACCCCGGCGACAATCCGCAGACCATTATAGGCTATGACGAGGACGGGCCGAGAGTATTCAAGCTCTTCCCGGAAGGCGACGACATTCCCGCATACGTTCCCGATCCCGAGGTTATCAAGGTGATAGACACAGAGCTTGATATGACGTCGGAGAGACCGGTACAGAATCAGGTCATAGCGAGAGCTTTTGCGAATCTTCAGGCGGGCTATCAGGCGACACACGAGGCGGTAGCGGCTCTTCACGTTACGCCGCAGATGTTCGGAGCGGTAGGTGACGGAGTGGCGGACGACACGGAAGCGTTCACACGTTTGAGCGACTATATCGTTAGCGAATTTACCGCCAAAGGAATACAGCACGAGATAAGAATACCCGGCGGCACATACAGACTTACAGATACGTGGGCTATTCCTAAGTGCCACGTTTACGGATATGACGCTAAGTTGCTTTTTGATTGCCACAACAAGAGTCTTATTGATTTTATCAATTATGATGGAGAAAAGTGGTGCTACGAGGTTATTATCGAGGGATTGGCAATCAAGACCACGGAAACAAAAAATTACACCAACATAGGCATAGATATGGATAACACGTCGCAACTGATTTGCAGAGACGTGTATATATTTAATTGCCATATTGGTATCAATTATGTAAATGCAAGCATTACAACGATTGACCGTCCTACAATTCAGTATTGTGATATTGCGGTGTTTGTAGGAAATTACTCAAGCACACTTAATATTACTCATTGTGATTTTTACGAAAACGAAGTGGGATTTAAGGTGGAAGGTTATTCAACCTCAATTTTCGTTTCTGATAGTTATTTTGAAGAGCAGGATATTGATATGCTTGTTACAGACGTCGCATCTGAAACGATCTTGTCAAACATTATTTTCGAGCGGATTCATATCGTTAAAGCAAATTTGCTTAATAAAAATACAAGCACCTATGTATTAAAAACGATAAAGAGCAACGATAATTTAATTTCTGCTAATTTCAAGTTTATTAACTGCCACGCAAATTTCAAACCGGACGGAAGAAAGCATTACTTTGCGTATAATGATTCTTGCGATAGAGTGGTCATTGAAAGCCAAAACAACAGAGTTTACTATACATCTTCACAAGACGATGCTGTTATATTTCATACGGTAAACACCGAATTTTATCAATTTGTTGTAGTGAACAAAGGCTTTATGCACGATGATGATGTAGTACTGTATTCGGGCAGAGTCAGAAAAAGCGGCATTGATGATACAAGCGGCTTTTATTCTCTTGTGCATAATCAATTAACTTTTAACGAGCTCCCCGATGCAGAGAAGGAGAAATCAATATTTTACAACAATTACACGGATAGGCTTATATTCAAAAACGCAAACGGAGACAATCTCCCGATAGTATGCGGAAACGGTGGTGCTATCGAAAAATCATACGCAACCGATGTAACAGCACTTAAAAATTCTTTTAACGAACTTCTTGAAATCTTAAAAGAATTGAAAATCGTTAGCTTGAAGTAAAGGAGTAAATTATGAGCATTAAAGGAAAAGCAGAGAGCTATATAAAGCTCCGTGGCTTGCTTTCTATGCCGGATATGATAGTCGGCAAGAATGCCTATGAAGTCGCCGTAGCGAACGGATTTGACGGCACAGAGGAAGAATGGCTCGCTTCGCTCAAGGCCGTCCTCACGGCCGAGGATCTGAAGAAGATCGTCGATGACGTTGCGAATAAGCTCGCAACAGAGGCGAGGGCGAAAATAGCAGACGTCGTTATTCTTGCGAGCAAGTGGGTGGGTACGGCTTCGCCCTATTCTCAGGTGGTAGCGGTCGAGGGTGCTACGGAGAACAGTCAGGTTGACCTGACGCCGAGCGTTGAACAGCTTGCTATATTCCATCAAAAAGACCTCGCTTTCGTTACGGAAAACGAGGACGGCGTTATAACCGTGTATGCTATCGGACAGAAGCCCGAGAACGATTATACAATACAAGTAACTATTACGGAGGTAGCTGAATGAAAAGAAAAATCATAGGCGTAACGGTTGGTACGCCAATCAGTCCGACCGCAATAGAAGGGGAAATAAAGCCTATAAAGACCGTGAACGGACAAAAACCGGATGCAAACGGAAACGTGGAAGTGGACGGATCTCTCCCCTCTGTTAAAGCTGATGATAACGGAAAGATATTGCAAGTGGTAGGCGGCACTTGGAAAGCGGCCGAGCTTGCGGTATACAACGGCGAGTATGAGGTGGTGAAGTAATGGCTAATAAATTGCAAATTCCTATGACGTCCGCAAAGGGTGTCTTGCTGAAAACGCAAGGTAAATTTTGCGGTGATAATATTGAGGTTACACCGGAGCTTGAAGAAATTCATATAACCGAAAACGGCGAATATACGCCGTCGAAGGTCGGTTACAGCAAGGTTACGGTCGACGTCGCATCAGGTGGCGGTTATATCGACGTTACCGAGCTTCCGAAGCCGTGGAAGCTTTATTTTGCGCACGATGGTGAGATACAAGACGGAGAAGAATTTGTCAAGACGTTTTTCTCCGGTATTGCTTCGGTTGAGTTTTTTTACGTTGACGAGTTCCCCGTGCCGATGGCAATATCGGGCAACGGCATATCGGTTTTATATGTGCTGAAAACCGACGGCGTGGTGTATTTCTCCAACGATGGTATAACGCCCATACGCTTTGACGATCCTTCAAATTTGCCGCTTGCGGTATGCCACGGACTTGTTGACAGCGTTGACGATATAGACGCCAACGTGAAAGGATTTTACACCCAAAAGGGCGGAGAAATCAACGAAGAAGCGGTTTATAGGCTTACCGAGGAAGAGGAAGCACCACCGACATTGTGGCTTGTGGGTACTGACGGAACGACGGAATTCAATATGCCGATTGTGGACTATTTCAAAGCGATGGGAGTTCCTGTAGATCTAACTATAACGGTGGTTGAGACGCTTCCCGAAACTATGCCGGCGGTAAATGAAGATACATTCACTTTCCCTTGTTACGTTTTGGAGTCTACGGGAATTGCCTATGTCTCACTTGACGGAACTTCGGCGACGGCAATTCCTGTTGGTGCGGTACTGTTTGGAGAAGCGGGATTTGACAAAGGTTGGATCGACTCTGCGGACGAGATCGTTATAGATCCATCGGGCGCACCGAGTATTTATACCATTCGTCCGGGAACACAGCTTGTTCCGAAAGGCTTGTTCGTATATTCTGACGGGTGGTATGAGCTTGAAAAAACGCTTGAAACCACGGAAAAGCCGAGAGAGCCGAGAGTTTATGCTACAACAAGTGACGGCGAGGTTGTGGATTATGCCGAGGAAAGCGGCTATGAGATACATTTCGTTGATGCGTTGCCGGTGGAGAACGGATGGTACGTGCTAAACGCCACGGGACTTATGTATTATGTTGATAACGGGCAGGCGAATCTTTTTCCCGGCACTCAATACGGATGGGTAGACAGCATAGAGGAAATTGACACTTCAAAAAGCAATTGCTTGTACGCTCTCCGAGGATCGAAAACCGACGTTATCTACAAGGTCGGCGAGAACGGCACGACAAACGAGGTATATATCCACGAAAACGACGAGTGGCAGGGATTTGTTAAAGGCGGCGGTACGCCCGATACTCCCGAGTCAAGCGGAATGGAACTCAACATAGCCTACGGCGACACAGCTCCCGAAGATACTACAAAGCTTTGGGTGAAGACTTCTGTACCTACTGACGTTATTGTTTCAACTGAAGCAAACTATGATCATTTTGATTGTGGTACGCCGGGAGAACCAATAACTTCTCTATCCCGCTCTTATCAGTTTGCGGTTTGTAAAAAAGTTGGAAACAAAATATACGTTTTATCCGGCCATCAAGGTATGTCTGCGAACTGGTCAAACTTTATTACGGAATTTGATGTAGACACGGGAGAGCAAACATCCACAGCCAATACTAATCTACAAGTACAAGGTGCACTTGGTGCGGTTGTTGGAGATAAAATTTACATAATTAGCGGAACGACCAGTTCAACCGCAGGTGCGATGTCCAGTGTAACTAGTCTGGTGAAATGTTACGATACCTTGGAAAAAACACTAACTTCACTTACGAACGTGTCAACAGGATCGATAATGGGCGATTGTGTAGCCGTTGGTACGAAAATATATGGTTTTGGCGGATATCGTACCAATAAGAATAGTTACAGTTACTGTTCTCAAGTACCCGTGCTGTGCTATGACACGGAGACACGCAATATATCCGAACTGACAGAGCACGAAATTTGCTCCGTTAACCCAACGAGTTGTGCACTTGTTGGAGGGAAGAGTTATGTATTCGAAAAAAGTGGTAAGGCTTATTGCTTTGACATTAAAACCGAAACAGTAGAACACATCGACTATGATTCGAGTAACTGTATAGGATGTGTTGCAGTCGGTTCAACGATTTGTGTGGTTAAGGCGGTTCGTGATGCTTCTGATGGGTCGGGCTACTATGCGCTAAAATGCTCTCTATTTGATACGGAAACCTATAAAGTGTCTGATGAGATAACAGTTTGCCGAGTCCAGTCAGGAGGGCGACAAATACTGGAAGCTGCGGGAAATAAGATATTCCTTGGTGCAACACCGGGGTACAACAACACTCCAGTCTATTATTGGGATCTGAATATTGGAAATATTCAAGTACCAAAAGACAATCTTTATATTCTTGCGAACAACAATAATAATATGTTCAATCTTACT